TCAAATTCATTGATACCACCTAAATCTGATCCATATTGCCAATTTCTAAAATTAATGTCTTTACCCTCTTGTCTAGCAATTCTAGAAACGTATTGACGTAGACCTTGTTCGCTATAAGCTAAGTCATATTTGTCGATCTTACAGACATATTTCACTAGCTCTTTATGTAGAGGATGATGCTTACAATTCTCCAAAATGGTGATGGTACGGATAGCAAAATAATCCTTACCGCTTATTTCATCCTTCAAATCCTCGAATCTTTCTAAGTGAATTATCCTGTTTAAAGCTCTGTAAACGGAATAAACACCAACTAATTTGCCATCTTTGGCATAATCACTGTGGTATAGTGATTGAAGATAAACGGCATACTCCTTAGAGATATCCGATTTATCATAACTAACCTCTAAACCGTATTTTTCAAAGCATTTGAACAATTCATCAGGGTTATCCGTTATATACACACCGTCGTCCCCTTGTATTTGACAGAAGTCTAAAAATTCTATAACTCCACAGGTTGAGGCCACCAGATACTGTACGATCGAATCCAACTCATTAGTGAAAGTTGATCCGGAAGGAACTCCATGGGCTCCATAGATAACTCCATCTGGTGTGACTACAGGAAGGTACTTAAATCTATACGCTATATAATCAATTGCACCGTGATACGCCTTTTGAAATCTTTGCTTAATGTAGTTCCAAGCAGCGGTTTGTAACCCTCCTTTAATCGTTTTGTCATAATTTTTGAAGTCGATGGAGACCATATATAGATTCGAATCTTTTGCCTTATTGAATAATCTCGTCATAGCCTCATCTACTTGAGATGGACTATTCAGTGCCGCGCGCCATGGTAATTTGCGTTGTACATCAAGAAGAGGACGATAGACGCACATTTCATTCAACGTGTCCGCGATGCCTGGACAAATTGTATCTCTTGTTTTACCTAACTCTTGAGTCCGTGTGAACAGTATGGCAGGCCACTCTCGTTTAAGTAACTTATCAAAGTCACTAAGTAGGCTTACCTTAGCAAATAC